AAGAACCAATAGTTGGTATATACGTATTTCCAATAGGGCAATTGTTAATAGCGTCACCTACATCCTGAATACCTGTGTTTAATATAGACGCAACATTATCACCATCCCACCAATCTTTCATGTTGGTGTAGTTTGCTGACGCTATAAAATCTTTATTTAAAGTGTATATTCTTTTTTCACAACTTCCTGTTCCATCACCTCTTCCTTGTCGAGACTGCTTTATTCTCATGGAAATTCTACTTCCCGCAGGAATGTTGTAGTCTATGTAAGTTCCCGGTGTAGTCGGATCCTCTATGTTCATAGGATATAAAACATAAGGAGGATTTAAAACTATATTAATACTACAATTTTGCTTATTACCCGGGGCAATTAAAGAATCAGTATCGCTTGCTGCAGAAAAGTTATTTGCATTTATCTTCAAATAAGTTCCCGCAGGAACCGTTACATTAGTAATAGTTATAAAATCTTCTTGCTGCGCTTTCTTCTCAAGCACAGTAGCATATACGCATCCTGTTGTCGGACCATTACTATCTGCCTTAACAATTAATCTATCACCCTCAGCCACCTTACGTGGATTCTCTCCTTCAATTAAGAAATAGGTTGAATTGGTAAGCGGATCTTGAAAGTATATGTTTGAAAAAATAGTGTCGTAGTTCTCCTCGTCAGCTTTGATTACAAATTTGTATCGAGTAGCCCAAGCGGGTGCTAACTGTGAAACAGGTATAGTAACTTGAATTGAATTTTTATATTGTGAATTTGCACAAGGTACAGCAACAGTATTGTTTTGACTAACCAAAGCTGTAGTTGATCTATTAAACTCATCCATATACACAATGCCAATCTCATACCCTCTATTGCTATGAAGACTTCTTGAGTTAGATACAGTTTGAAAAAAAGCTTCTGAGCTTATCACTTCATAATACTCAACCACCTCTTTAGTTGTTGCAGGATACGCATCTATAAAGAGCATTGCAGGCAATTGGATCTGAAAGAAAGTATCTCCCGGCGCGCAGTAGATTGCAATAGGTTGGTTTAAGTAACCTGTAATACCACTTGCATACTTAAACAATGAGTTCAAGTTGTTTGGTATAGCGCAGTTAAAGATGTCTGTCCAAGTAGTACCGTCAGTACAAGGTAAATTACCCGGGTAAATCGGTTGTATGTTGGATGCCGTTCCTACCGCGTCAACAAACTCAGCACTTGTAACCATATCGTATACCGAAGCGTATGATACAGCAAGATAAAATGAGAATGATAACTCTGTATTTGTAGTAGTGTCTGTCGGAAATGGTGTATCTCCATCAAATGCAGCATGCTTTATTGTTAGGTTTACATTTAATAGCGAGCCTTCGGTAAGGTCAACATCTGCTAATTCTACAATAGTTATAGAATCATCAATAGAATTTGCAATACCTCTAAAACTATAGTTACCACTATTGCTATACGTTGTAAGAGTACTATTACCTATATCCTCTTTAATCAAATCAGTATAGTAAGTAAATCTTGTCGGGTTACCATTATGGTCGATAAGATTATACCCTTCAACATAATTACCATACATCAAACGATTACCCATAACGGTCTGCGCTTTAGCGAAACGAGGTACGTTATCGTACAAGCGAAGGATTTCAGACTGAGGAAGTATGGTAAATATTTTACTATTAACAAAGTTGTATGTCAACAACGCTCCGTCAGGAAGCCCCAATTCAGCCTTGTTAAGTTTTTCGATAATCTTAATAACACTACTATTCGCTTCTTTAAACAACAAATCAATACCAACAACAAGAGGTCCTCCTGTATTGTAGGTAATGGTCGCCGCATTAAATGCATTTGTCATTCCGTCATTCAAAGCAGAGTCAAGACTATATTCGAATGGATTAGGTAAGAATGCAATATCAGACCACTGTGAGGTAGCAGAATATTCATTGTCAGCATATCTCCAACGATATGCAAAACAAATAAATCTATCTACCATGAACTGCTCTTCTCCGGGAGTGATATAAGGTACTACAGTAGGGGCAGCAAAAGGTGGGTCTTTAATTACAAGTAAAGCCTCTTTAAGAATATAAGGAGATCCATTGTAATCAATATATCCTGAGGTAGGATTAGCATATCCTCTTGTCACATTGATAAAACGAGGAGCGTTATAATCATCGGTAAAGAACAATAATTTATCTACCAAGTCTATTCCCGTAATAAGATACGTAGGGTTAAAGTTCAACGTGGTATTAACACCATCGCCATCATCTATGCTAATAACGTGATACGTTAGCGTTGATGTAAGTACATTGACAGATACAATCATATCAATCTTACCTGTATCTCCTAAAGGAAAATTTGGGTCGTGAACAAACCAATAGATAGTCTCATTGGCTCCATCTTGATAAGCTCCTATACATCGAGCGTCATCACTCAACTGCTGACCATCATATATTAATGTGGTAAGGGGTAAATTACCTAACGAATTTTCAACAGCACCAACCTCAGAGTTCTCGGTAGAACCCATGCGGATATTCAATGCGTCAATATACTCACCGGCAGGAACAACACGCTCATCGAACGTCTTGTTCATCTTGCCCGCTACAAAGTTTCTTGTAAGATTCGCCATATTATTTTATCCACTTGTCCATACCACGGAGATTCATTAACAATCTGCCGGGGTGAATGTTACTCATTCTAATTTTTGCGTTGCGAAGTAAAGCAGACTTTTCTTTTCTCGCTCTCATCACCACATATTCTTGAACACCAAGTTTACTGCTTAATATCTCTGATTGAATATATGCGTACACATATTTCTCAAACAACTTATTTACTGATATAACAGAATCATCTCCACCCTCCATACCATCAGAGATATACTCAAGTATGCAAAGCTCTCCTGCCATTTCGGAAGAGAAGTTAATCACTCCTGCTTTCTTATCTATATTAAATGTAGGGTTGCGATTAGCTGTCTCAGTATTTAATCCAAATCTATCACCAAAAGTGTAGCTAAAATACCAAAGGCCATTAACACACCAACCCTCCTGTCCGTAAAAAGGATTACCTTGATTAAGGTAAATGCTCTTCTTAGTCTTGTGTATTCTTTCAAAATCAATATTAGAATTCTCAGGCCTCAAGATATTACCATCTTGATCGAAAAGAATATTGCAATTATTATCTTGAAGGTATGCATTTGAAGAAAGTGTTTGGATATTCTCAGTCAAAGGCATAAGCCAACCGTCTCTAAAAAGAGATATACGAACCCAATTGACATAGTCAGGAGGTAACACAAATCTTAATTGGTCACACACATTCAACTCCAATACTTTAACCTCTTTAAACGCGTCGTAATTAAGCTCTTGTATAGCACGCTTAGCGTGAAACAAAACTTTGTAACGCTCCTCATTGTTAATAAGAGAGTGATTACCCGAATACATCAACATAAAATTGTTAACGATATCAAATAAACTTACGTACTGATAAGAACCCCAATTAGCATCTTGAGGTGCATTACCATTATTCTCATAGTATTGATAGTCTGAAATATATGCCATGTCCTATTATTGTTGTTGGCTAAATGTAGGTTGTTCGTGTTGTTCTTGAGCCATACCAAATTGAGTAACTTGTTCTTCGCGGATAGACATACCACAGTATTGAAGAATCTTCATTACTAACTTAAACTCATCCTCAGCCGGCATCTCAAAGTCTTGATAGTCAGGTTGCGATTGGTCAAATGATGGCTCACCACCCGACAAGGTAACGTATGTCCACTTGGGATCTTTAGGATATCTAAAGTATACAGCTTGAATCTGACCGGGCTTATTTACCACAGCAGGATAAACTTTGAATACAGAATTCTCTTGAGTATAAGCGGGAAATATTAATGACGGAGCTGTAAGCATTGAGTTATTAAGCATGGTAATCTTACCTGCACTAACCTTCTCAACATCTTTTACATTAGACACGTCGTATATAAAATATGGTGTAGCTGTAGCTGTAAATATGTTTGAACTAAGCTGTAAAGAAGTTGCGCTTGTTACAACTGTAACAGTAGCCACTTGATTAGTTGTACCATTAGAAACAATATCCCCAACTTGAACACCTGCGTTTATAAAGTTCGCTGTAGAATCTACAAGACTACCCGATAGCAATGTTGTATTGGTAGCGGAAGCAAGTAAGTCTGAGTATAAAAGAATGCGATTAATCAAATAAGCTTCATTACCTGTAGTTACAATAGAAGGCGTGAAAAAATTATTTGCCGTAGACTTAATAAGAAAATTAGAGGTGAGAAAACTTTCCATTGTCTCTGCCAATGCCTGACCCAAATCCGCGTAATCACTACCTGACCTACGCACATTCTCCATGGTAATCGTCTTGTTGTAGTTACTAAAGTATTCTTCAAACACTTCCAACTGAGCCTGCTTTGCATACAGATTAAAATCAGCAGGAGAAATATAGCCGTAGTTATTTTTATTAAGAACAGAGAGTACCGTGTTTCTTACCGAATTAATCATTGTATTCTTTTCTACAAAGATAGATAAAAAAAAGGGATGCAATTGCACCCCTCTTTCTTTTAGCTTAAGTCATCTTAAGACTGAATTGTCTCTAACATTTTAAGACCATCAATACCTTCATCACTTCTCAAGAAGTGAGCAGCCACGTCGTACGGGTTTTCTCCGTAAGGAACTGAGCACATCTTCTTTTTATTTGTAGGTGTATTATAATAAATATCCTTTCCGCTATTTCTCAAGGCAATAAGATTGTTTTCAAAGAATACACGGATCTTATCTTGGTATTGCAACTCAGGATCGTTTAATACAGACAAGAAACCATGAGGATCTTGTTTAGCGAAAACTAAAATATCTCTTTTCAATTCAGCTGTTGATATCACCGAAGGATCTTTACCAAACATTACACGAGTAAGCATTTCAATCTGCTCAAGAGTTAAGGCTCTTGCTGCGATAAGAGCGTCTACCTCAGTGTTTAAATCTTCTACTTCTTCAGAAGCTTCTTTTTCTTTATCAACCTCAGAAAATGTAATTCCATTTAAAGGGTGATAACTTAAAAACTCTTGAAGAACAGGATTTTGCTTTGGAACGTGCAAGAAGCCATCTTCAAAAACGATAGGTTCTATAATAGCATTTCCATCTTGAGTATCTTCAAAAGGAGACTTTTGATTTATTGCATATCGCAACGCTCGGTTGACATTATTTTCTTCATCATACCACATCAAAGGGAATCTTGCGTGGTTACGAGAAGGTAATGTAAATGATAACGGAGTTCCGTTTAGTAATTTGTACACCTTATCTACAGGTGCCTTGCTTTTATTTTTCATTTGATAAGATTTAATTTATACAAAGTTATATAAAAGGAAGTGTCCA